TTGTCAGCATCATCTTTAATAGCAATGCCTAAAACTTCATTTTGGGTACCTTTAGGAATATTAGTCTCTTTATCTAAATAACCAGATACCCATTGCATTTCTGATAGTGAATTTTTCAATCGAGCTTTTGGAAATTGAGTATACTTCGAACAGAAATCTATACCATCTACAAACTTATTTAGGCTGCCGTCTTTAATTAAGAACTCTTTCTGATCTGCTACAATAGTGCATTTAACTTTATTAAGAGAAGTCATAGATTCTCCTAACAGAAACATCTTACACATAATAGCTGCTATGCTATATGACTTACTATTATGAGTCTGTATAAAATCTCCTATAAGAAAAGAATCATCTAAAGCATCTACCGTAACGCATTTGCATTGTTTATTTCCAACAAATTCAATATTAATAATCCTAGTAGAATCTCTTCTAGATTTAGCATAATTAGATTTATAGTTTACAAGATTACTTTTACGAGGAAGTTTAAATACTTCTGGTCCTCCATAAATCTTTACAATATAAACATCTTTACATCTCTTATAAATACCATCTTTTTTGTAACCTGCTGGATGTTTTTTAAAAGAACAATTATATCCTAAGCTTCTAGCAAGCCACATTATATCTTGACATAAAAACTCTGAAACTGTAGTAAAAATAGGGATGCCCTCTGTAGATACATATCCATCTGTATCCATTAGTCCTTGTAATAAACTTAACCTAACTTTTCTACTATTATACTTAAATTCTCTAGGAATAAATTTATCTTCAGATCCTTTATCTACTAACTTATAAAACTTTAGCAAAGTTCTCCAATTAGGAATATGAATTCTATATGCATACTTATCTTTCCATTTAGTATACTGATAAGGTATATACTGCTTTATAATATCAAAATCAGTAGTTTCACACGTATAATAGCAACTAAGATGTTTAAAACATCCATCTCCTAGAAGGAGCCCAAACGTGTATGGATCTATTTGCGTAACATCTTCTTTAAATTCAACTCCCTCATTAGATGGAATAGAATATATATATTCAATACCTTTAGGAACCCTAGAGCTTATCTTATGAGAATGTTTATATTCATTAAATAATTCCAGCGTAGTCTTGAGTATAGGTTTCTTAGAATTACGCTTATAAACATTCCAAATATGATTATCAGAAGCTGTGATAGTTCTACCATCTCTAAGAGTTATTTTATAACAAGGGGATTCTCCTACAAATGGGATATTTACTACTTTTGTAATAGTATTATAATTTCCAAATAAGTAATCCCCTATTTTAATGTCTTTCCATAATTTAAGCCCTTCTGGAGTTTCTACTAACTCATTTACCTCAATAGCTCGGCCTCTGGACGCAATTTCTACAGCATGTTTAGCACCTACAAAATCATCATATATTCCACCATTTCGAGCTTGATTTAGATAGTGAAACCTTAGATAGACCCCTTCCCAAAACTCTGGAAAATCTACTACACGATCACCAATTTTAGACCCTTTACGAAGCTTAGTTTGAATAATGGGGAAGTAATTTAGATAAAAATACATATCTCCTGGAATCCATTCGCCATCTTCAGGTCGTACCATTCCTTCAAGACATCTAGTAACTTCCCTAGTTAGCCACATACCAAATTCAGACTTAGGATTAGGATTTGGAAGTAGCTTAGTATAGCATCCATATTTCTGAAAATATATTGCAGATTGCCTAAAATAGTCCATATTTTCAAGGATGTGAGGATGACAGACATCTACAATAATCCTACCATAAGAATCCCTAGGAAGATCTTTTGCTCTCTTACGTTCAGGAGAAATAAGACTTTTTATAAACTCTGTATTTGTTATAATATCCATGAGATCATCCCAAACTTCTGTAGGAAGTGAATCTCGTAATTC